TGTATTCGATAGTGGTTACAAGTACATGTATGATCGTTTCAACGATACTTTCCGCTATGTTCCACTCAATGGAGACATCGCTGGAACTTGTGCAAGAACTGATATTCAACAGTTCCCATGGTTCTCACCTGCTGGAACTTCAAGAGGTTCCATCCTCAATGCCGTAAAACTTGCTTATAACCCAGGTAAGAAGCAGAGAGACATTCTGTATTCTAACAGAATCAACTCTGTAATCTTCTCACCAGGAGCAGGAATCATCCTCTTCGGTGATAAGACTGGATTTGGTAAGTCTTCCGCTTTCGATAGAATCAACGTTCGCCGTTTGTTCATCTATCTGGAAGATGCAATCTCTGCTGCTGCGAAGGACTTCCTCTTTGAGTTCAACGATGAGATCACAAGAACTAACTTTGTAAATATTGTTGAACCATTCCTCCGCGATGTTCAATCAAAGAGAGGTATCTTCGATTATGTTGTCATTTGCGATGAAACAAACAATACTGCTGCCGTTATCGATAGCAACGAGTTTGTAGCGGACATCTTCATCAAACCCGCAAGATCGATTAACTTCATCGGTCTAACCTTCATTGCCACCAGAACTGGTGTTGCTTTTGAAGAAGTAATCGGCTCCGTTTAATTAACTTAGAGGTCAAAAACAATGCCATCTAGAAACCAAATTAATCCACCCCCACTAAGAAAGATTACTGACTTCAAGAGTAAGTTAACGGGTGGTGGCGCTCGCGCCAACCTCTTTGAAGTCGTACTCACCTTCCCTGATGCAGCACAACCTTCCACTGATGTTCTTGATAAAACAAGATTTTTGGTGAAGGGTGCTAACATGCCTGCATCCAACGTTGCACCTATTGAAGTTCCTTTCAGAGGAAGAGTTCTGAAAATCGCGGGTGATAGAACCTTCGATTCTTGGACTGTTACCGTTATTAACGATACCGACTTTGCTATTCGTTCTTCTTTCGAGCGTTGGATGAATACAATCAACAGAGTATCTGATAACACTGGTCTGGTTAACCCAGCAGATTATCAAGCAGATGCTTATGTTTATCAGTTGGATCGTGATGGTTCAACTCTTCGTTCCTATCGTTTCTACGATGTGTTCCCAACTCAGGTAGCTCCTATCGAACTCTCATATGATGCCCAAGGCATCCAAGAGTTCACTGTTGAACTTCAAGTTCAGTGGTGGGAAGCAACTAAGGGCACTGGCACAAATGCTGGTGGTGAAGACATCAACTAAATAGTAGAATAAAGGACACTAGTTTTATACTATGGCAAAACTTTTTGGTTTTTCTATTGACGATAAGCAAAATAAATCACCCTCTGTAATATCCCCCGTCCCTCAAACCAATGAGGACGGGGTTGATCATTATATTGCAAGTGGATTCTATGGTCAGTATGTAGATATTGAGGGTGTTTTTAAAACAGAGCATGATTTAATCAGAAGATATAGAGAAATGGCACTGCACCCAGAGTGTGATGGTGCCATTGAAGATGTCGTCAATGAAGCAATTGTGAGCGATCTTTATGATTCTCCTGTTGAGATTGAACTCTCAAACCTCAATGCTAGCGAATCGTTAAAGAAAAAGATTAGACAAGAATTTAAATATCTCAAAGAGATATTAGATTTTGATAGAAAAGCGCACGAAATATTCCGCAACTGGTATGTTGATGGAAGAGTATATTATTTGAAAGTTATCGATATGAAGAATCCTCAGGCAGGGATTCAGGAGTTGAGATATATTGATCCATTAAAAATGAAGTATATCCGCCAGGAGAAAAAGAAATCTGGCATGGATAACGGATATGCCAGAGTTAATATGAATGGTGAGGATAATACTATAAATGGTCCAGAGTTTGAAGAGTTTTTCCAATATACTCCATCTCCAAACTATCCATCCGGAACTTTTTCGGGAGCAGGAAAGAATGGAGTAAAGATTGCAAAGGATGCAGTTACTTATTGCACCTCTGGTTTAGTAGATAGAAATAAGAATACTGTTCTTTCATATCTCCACAAAGCAATCAAGGCACTCAATCAACTGAGAATGATTGAAGATTCCTTGGTTATTTACAGACTTTCGAGAGCACCAGAACGTCGTATTTTCTATATTGACGTTGGCAATCTTCCTAAGGTAAAAGCAGAGCAATACCTCAAAGAGGTTATGTCTCGTTACAGAAATAAACTGGTTTATAACGCACAAACTGGTGAAGTTCGTGATGATCGTAAGTTTATGAGTATGCTTGAGGACTTCTGGTTACCTCGCCGTGAAGGTGGTAGAGGAACAGAGATCACCACACTTCCCGGTGGACAAAATCTTGGAGAACTTGCAGATATTGAGTATTTCCAAAAGAAACTTTACAGAGCACTTGGAGTTCCAGAATCAAGAATCGCTGCCGATGGTGGTTTTAACCTTGGTCGTTCCTCTGAGATTCTGAGAGACGAACTTAAGTTTGCTAAGTTTGTTGGTCGTCTGAGAAAACGTTTTGCTCAGATGTTCAATGATATGTTGAAGACACAACTGATCCTCAAAAATATTGTTTCCCCAGATGATTGGGAAGTAATGAAGGATCATATTCAATATGATTTCTTATATGACAACCAGTTTGCAGAACTGAAAGAAGCAGAACTGGTTCAAAATCGTCTTGGTATTCTTGCAACTATCGAACCTTACATTGGTAAGTATTACTCTACCGAATATGTAAGAAAGAGAGTTCTCCGTCAAACTGATCAAGAAATCATTGAGATTGATGAGCAGATTGATGATGAGATTAAAAAAGGAATCATTCCAGATCCATCAACTGTCGATCCTGTAACTGGTCAACCACTTCCACAAGCAGAAGGTGGTGGTGAAGCACTTCCAGGAGAAGGAAGTGGAATGGAAGGAATGGGTGCAGATGTGATGGGAATGGGTGAAGTTCCCGTTGAAGATGATATTGCCACACAAGCTGCTCAGGTTGATGCTAACTATCAAAAAGATACCAAAAAGGCTGAATTATAAATATAGTATATTAACATATTGATTTTTTATGGAAGACGTTATCGATTTGATCGCTACCGATGCTTCACCAGCAGATATTAGCGACAAAATGAAGGAAGTTCTGTATGCAAAAGCAGCAGAACGTATTGATATTGCTAGACCTTATGTTGCTAATGCGATGTTTGGTCAAGAGTTTGAATATCCAACCGAAGATGAAACTGAGGTTGGGGATGAAGTCGTTGATGAATACGAATCAGAAACTGAAGAGGATTCTGAATAATGGTCTACATTCGCCATGATGAAAACTGCGATCCTGTGTCACCTCAACCAGGATTTACAACAGTAACTCGTTTTGGTGGAACTGAAGGATGGTCCACGCTTACATATGAAGATTTCAATTCAGATTATGTTCGCCATGATGAAAATTGCAATCCAGTAGGAATCATTTCATCATATCAAAGACATGATGAAAATAATAATCCAGTCGGTGTTGGAACATATCAGAGATACGACGAAAACAACAATCCAGTCTTAGCATAATAGAAATGAAACTCATCACAGAAGAAGTAACAAACGTAAAGGTTATCACCGAAGGCAAAGGTGCCAACAAGAAGTTATACATCGAAGGTGTATTTCTTCAAGGTGAAATCAAGAACCGCAATGGGAGAATGTATCCCATTTCAACCCTTGCCCGCGAAGTTGATCGCTACTGCGAAAACTTCGTAAACAAGGGTCGTGCTCTTGGAGAACTCGGTCACCCTGATGGTCCTACCGTCAACCTTGACCGTGTTTCACACAAGATTACTTCTCTGGTCCAAGAAGGTAACAACTTCAGAGGAAAAGCATGTATTCTCAATACCCCCATGGGTAAGATTGCATCTTCTCTTCTTGATGAAGGTGTAATGCTTGGCGTTTCTTCTCGTGGTGTAGGTTCACTTCAAACCACAAGCGAGGGTCATAAAGTTGTTGGTGAAGATTTCATGTTAGCAACTGCTGCTGATATCGTCGCTGATCCTTCTGCTCCTGATGCTTTTGTTTCGGGAATCATGGAAGGAAAAGAGTGGGTTTGGGAAGGAGGAATCCTTCGTGAGCAACTCGCAGAACAGACCAAAAAGAGAATCAATACTCTTGTTGATCAAAGAGCACTCGAAGAGCATAAGTTGAATTTATTCAACGAATTCCTCTCAAATCTTTGATTTATAAATAAATATAGATTAATACATTTAATCAGTTCAAATGTCCGTTGGTAGCAATTTACAAGAAATGGAAAACGTAGTAACCAAAGGGGCTGCACCTGCTGAGACTATGCCTTCGGCTGGCATTCCAGTTGAAGATCTCGGCGGTCCTACTCCTGAAAATTATCGTCCCGATGACGATTCAGCAAAACTCGCAGATCCTTCTGCAACTCTGAGGCAAGTTAAGGATGTAGTCAATGCAAAGGCTGCTCCTGCTGAGGAAGTTGAGTATGAGGAAGATCAGGAAGTAGTTTCCGAAGAGGAAGTAGCAGCATCCGAAGAAACTGAGGAAATTGTTGCCGAATCGGAAGAAACAGAAGAAGAACTCGTTGAAGAAGAAGAGTTTAGCATCGAAGAAGATGTTCAAGCACTTTTCGAAGGCGAGGAGCTTTCTGAAGAGTTCCAAGAGAAAGCACGCACCATCTTTGAAGCAGCAATCTCAGCGAAAGTTGTAGAGATCAAAGAGTCACTTAACGAGACCTATCAAAATGCTCTCGTTGAGGAAGTTGTTGCTATCCGCGAAGAACTCACCGAAAGACTTGATTCTTACCTCGAGTACGTTGCTGATGAGTGGTTCCAAGAGAACGCACTTGCAGTAGAGGCAGGTCTTAAGTCCGAAATCACCGAATCATTCCTTGATGGAATGAAGAGTCTTTTTGAAGATCATTATGTAACCATCCCTGAAGATAGATATGATGTTCTCGAGAGCATGGTAGATAAACTAGATGAAATGGAGTCAAAACTCAACGAGCAAATCGAAAGAAACGTTGCTCTTAATAGAAGATTAGCAGAGTCAACCGCCGATGTAATCTTTGCAGAGGTAACTGAGGGTCTTGCTTACTCTCAGAAAGACAAGCTCGCTACTCTCGCAGAAAATGTTGAGTTTGAAAGTGAAGCAGACTATCGTGAGAAACTGGTAACACTGAGAAATTCTTATTTCCCAGCTACATCCGGTACTCAAAGCATCTCTGAGAATCTTTCAGAAGAGGTTTCTACCAATGAGGTTATCTCGGAAGAGGTTTCCCCAATGATGCAAGCCTATCTGCAGACTCTCTCAAGAGCTGCTAAGAAGTGATTTTTAAATCATAACAGTTCAAACTAACTTTTTAAAGAGGTAAAATTCAAATGCAGATGTTCAATACTGAAGCTCTGCAGGAGAAGTGGGCACCCGTCCTTGATTATCAAGGAATGGATCCTATCAAGGATTCCCATCGTAGAGCGGTAACCGCAGTTCTCCTGGAAAACCAAGAGCAAACCCTTCGTGAGGAGCGTGAGTTCCTTTCCGAGGCACCAACCGTTTCCACCAACTCAGGTGCTAATGCAGGTTTCTCTGCTGGCGCATCTTCGCCCGTTGCTGGTTTCGATCCCGTTCTGATCTCCCTGATCAGACGCGCAATGCCTAACCTGGTCGCTTATGACCTCGCTGGCGTTCAACCAATGAACGGTCCTACTGGACTGATCTTCGCAATGCGCTCCCGCTACACCAACCAGACTTCTGGTGCAGAAGCACTGTTCAACGAAGCAGATTCCGCATTCTCTGGTCAGAGCGCATCGTTCAACAACACCCAAGGATGGACTGACGGCAACGTTGGTCTGGGTACTACCGCACAAGCAGGTAGCAATCCTGGTCTCCTCGATCCTACCTATCCTCAGACTGGCGATGCTGGCACCTACAACGTAGGTCAAGGTATGCGTACAGATCAGGCAGAAGGTCTGGGCGATGACACCGGTGCTTTCAACGAAATGGCATTCTCGATCGAGAAGGTCACCGTTACTGCAAAGTCAAGAGCACTGAAAGCCGAGTATTCACTCGAACTCGCACAAGACCTGAAGGCGATTCACGGTCTGAATGCAGAAGCTGAGCTTGCTAACATCCTCAGCACTGAGATCCTCGCTGAAATCAACCGCGAAGTTATCCGTACCATCTACAACGTTGCTGAGTCTGGTGCTCAAGCAAACGTTGCAACTCCTGGTACTTTCGACCTCGACGTTGACTCCAACGGTCGTTGGTCAGTTGAGAAGTTCAAGGGTCTGATCTTCCAAATCGAGCGCGACGCTAACGCTATCGCACAAAGAACTCGTAGAGGAAAGGGCAACATGATCCTCTGCTCCGCAGACGTTGCCTCCGCTCTGACCATGGCAGGTGTACTCGATTACACCCCTGCTCTGAACGCTAACCTCAACGTAGATGACACTGGCAACACCTTCGCTGGTGTTCTCCAAGGTAAGTACCGCGTCTACATCGATCCTTATTCAGCAAACGTTGCTGCTAACCAATACTACGTTGTTGGTTATAAGGGTTCTTCACCTTATGACGCAGGTCTCTTCTACTGCCCATACGTTCCTCTCCAAATGGTTCGTGCCGTTGGTCAGGACACCTTCCAGCCCAAGATTGGCTTCAAGACCCGTTACGGTATTGTTGCTAACCCATTCGCAGAAGGCACCAACGTTGGTTCGGGCGTACTCAACCGTAACGCAAACCGTTACTACAGAAGAGTCAAGGTTACCAACCTCATGTGATTTATTTTCACAACTCAATCAAGAGGGTCTTCGGACCCTCTTTTTTTATCTAAATACAAATAAAACGACTGATGGCAACTTGTAGTTGGGCAAACCAGATTAATAATAGAAACTTCCTTTCTGGTATTGGATTTAAGTTTAATCTTGCCAAGTATCCAAAGGTTGACTTCTTTTGCAATACTGCCAGAATCCCAGAAGTCACATTGGCAACTTCGACTCAACCATCATATCTGAAAGATATTGATATTCCTGGCGAAAAACTGACATATGGTGATTTAACCATTCAGTTTCTTGTTGATGAGAATATGGAAAATTACAGGATTGTCCACGAATGGATCACAGGACTTGGATTTCCTGAAACTACCCAACAGTTCAAATCCTTAACCACAGATGATGATAATATTCGTGATATGAAAGAGCAATATGCTGATGGAACTCTTCGTATCTTGAATAGCAACTTCAGAGAAGTTGCAAAAGTAAAGTTTCTGGATCTGTTTCCAGTTTCACTTAGTTCATTGGATTTTGATGCAACACAAACAGACGTGAACTACTTTACAGCACAGGCAACATTCAAGTATACTGTATATCAACTCACTTCGTCAACTTAATGGATCTTGATAAAATTCAGGAGATGTGGCAAAAAGATGCTGTCATTGATCCTGATAACTTACATGATGAATCTCTGAAGATTCCACAACTACACGCCAAGTATTATACTCTTTATAATACGATTACTTTGTTGCGCGAAAAGGCAAGAGAGACTTACAATAAAGTAAAACTAGAACGCTACAACTACTACACAGGGAAGGCGGAACCAGAGGTTTATGAGGAAGAACCTTTTCCATATAAAGTGAGGGAGAAAGATGCCATACAGAGGCATATGGAAGCAGATGAGAGATTGAATAAGATTGATATGAAGATTCGCTATTATGACACTGAGTTGAAGTTTCTTGAAGAAATTATCAAGACAGTTGCTAATAGAACCTTCCAAATCAAAAATGCTATTGAGTGGCAGAGATTCCAAGCAGGGTTTTAAATGAGGCAATAAATACCCATAGGTGATACTTATGGGTTATGTCTCATTTGATTATATCTAAAAAGAATGAAGTATATCTTCAAGTAAAAGCAGAACCACACGTCTATTACGAACTAGCAGATCAGTTCACATTTGACGTTCCAGGTGCAAAGTTTATGCCTCAGTACCGAAATAAGTACTGGGACGGAAAGATTCGTTTATTCAATACCCAGACTGGTGAGATATATGTCGGGTTATTGGATAAACTCACAAAGTTTTGTGACGACCATGAATATACCTATGAGTTTGTGAATAACAAATTCTATGGTCTTCCTTTTGAAGTTAATGATTTTATCTCAAAGGAAGGTGTCAAGGATTATATGAATGCTATTTGCAAGTACTCTCCACGCGATTACCAAGTAGAGGGAGTATACGACGCCCTACGACATAATAGAAAGCTGTTGATATCCCCAACTGCTTCTGGAAAGTCTCTGATGATATACTCGATTGTGAGATATTTTGTTGAGAAAGGACAAAATACTCTGATAGTCGTTCCGACGACTTCCCTAGTAGAACAGATGTATAAAGATTTTGAAGACTATGGCTGGGACGTTGGTTCATATTGCCACAAGATTTATGCTGGTAGAGAAAGAGAAACCGATTCTCAAGTGATTATCACTACCTGGCAGTCCATCTATAAACTCCCCCGAAAGTATTTTGAACGTTTTAATGTTGTTGTTGGGGATGAGGCACACCAGTTCAAATCTAAGTCATTAATATCTATAATGACAAAACTTGCAGATGCAAAATATCGTTACGGTTTTACAGGAACGCTAGACGGTACTCAAACTCACAAGTGGGTATTGGAAGGTCTCTTTGGTCCTTCATATAAAATCATCAGAACAGAAGAACTGATGAAGAAGGGACACGTTGCAAAGTTAGATATCAATGTGCTTCTATTGAAACATCCACCACATAAGTTTGAAAACTTTGAAGAAGAAGTTCAATACATTATCAATCATGAACGACGCAATAAGTTTATACGTAACCTTGCCCTTGATCTTAAAGGCAATACGCTCATACTATTCTCCCGTGTTGAAGGGCACGGACAACCCCTTTACGATTTAATAAATAACAACAGGGTTGATGATCGCCATGTATTTTTTGTTCATGGTGGTGTAGCAACAGAAGATCGAGAAAAAGTTAGAGAGATTACAGAGAGGGAGAACAACGCGATTATTGTCGCTTCATACGGAACATTCAGTACAGGTGTTAACATTAAGAATCTGCACAATGTTATTTTTGCTTCTCCATCCAAATCTAGAATTCGGAATCTCCAATCTATTGGTCGCGTGCTTAGGAAAGGAAATAACAAGACAAAGGCAACTCTCTATGACATTGCTGACGACATTTCCTACAAAACCAGGAGAAACTATACACTTAATCATTTGATAGAAAGGATCAAAGTTTATAACGAAGAAAACTTTAACTACGATATTGTAAACATTCCGCTTAAAAACTAATGGGAGATGAGTTTTACGCAGTTATAAAATTAGTTACTGGCGAAGAAGTATTCTCACTGGTTTGTGTGGACGAGAATGATGGCGATCCCATACTTCTACTGATGAACCCAGTGGTTATGAAAGTAATGCGTAATCATGTAGGAGAATATGTCAAAGTAAGACCTTGGATGGATATCCCTACTGATGATTTCTATATTATTAAATATGACAAGATCATCACTATGACAGAAATCAGAGAAGGTAAAATGATCGAGTTCTACAATCGATATCTTAATGAAGAAGACTTTGAT